TTTTTTTTTGTTAGGGGGCTTTGCACCCCCTCGTTGGTCACTACTACCAATAAGATACAATCTACTTAGAACCAGTCCAAGTCTTCTTCTTCTGCTGCCTCAAATGGTTCTGCTACAACACCCATATTATGGATGCATAGAATACCACTAAGGTTCAAAGAAACTTCTCTGAAACTACCATCTTCATTTTTACCTTGAGAAGTTCTACCTACAACTAGAACATTAGAATTGATTCCAAAGTCTAGGTCTAGATGAGCAGGTAT